TTCCTTCGACATCCGCGACTACGACAAAGAGCTTGAGTTCTTGCAGAAGATGAAAGCCAGCGGCGTCAGATCAGTGACATTAGCGCAAGAGCTAGACAAGCAGATCGCCGACCTAGCCCTTGATGACGACAAGTTGGCTCAGTCCCATGTTGAGATTGAAGGATCTGCGCAGGTTCTAGGCCAGTTCCCAGTGGAGACTGAGGCGCAGTAATGGCAGCAGCCGATGACTACGCAGAGTTCTTAGAGCGGCTGACTGATTCGCACCAGCAGCGCATCACAGAGATGCTACAGCTAACAGAGAACGACCTAGCCAACTATCTACAAACCGCCCCTGATACCGATGGGGCGATGTTTGATGTTGAGTGGGCGATTAACGCTCGGACAGAGATGCGGCGGATTCTTGAAGAGGACTATCTAGCTCAGGTGCAAGACATGCTGGGCGACTATAGGGCCGTGGCAGCCGAGCAGCTGGGAATGTTAAATACCTACGGGACGTTCACAAGGGTGGCTCCAGAGGCCATAGCGGGGCTACAGAGGCTATCTTTTCAAGGGTTCGAGGCATTGGCCGCACAACAGTTAGATACGCTGGCTAATGGCGTCTATCAGGCTGCGCTGATAGGAAGGGAAAAAGCAGACTTTATCCAAGAGGTGAGGGGGCAGATTAATGGAATCTATCAAGCAAGCGATCAAGAGGAAATTCGCCAACTGGTTGAGGTGGCTAAAAACTCAACTGGAGCCAGACAACAGGCGGCGATTGATCGACTTCACGGAGTTTATGCTGCTGACCGCTTGGGCAATAACTTGCGGCGTTATGCGACAGGTTATGCAACGGATTCGCTCAATCAATATTCGGCGACCTTAACCGCCACCACTGCCAACGAGCAAGGCATTGACCGCTTTGAATACTACGGCGACGTGATCCGCGACAGCCGCGAGTTCTGCAAGAAGCATGTCGGCAAAGAATACACGCGAGAAGAAATCACGCGCATATGGGCGGGAAGCTGGGCAGGTAAGGCTCCAGGTGATCCGTTCATCGTGAGGGGCGGGTACAACTGCCGTCATCAATGGCTACCAATAGTAGAGGAATAACATGTCCAAAGAATTAGACCGAGCCAAGAATCTGGTCGCTAGACGACCAATCCCGCCAGCTATTCGTGAACTGCTGGAGCCGTTAGCGGCAGCGGCACCAGAGGATGAGAAGCTGGAGTTTGAAGACCTATATGGAATCGTGAACGTGCTGCTCCCACTCCCCAAGAAGACTAGGAAGAAAAAAGATGCCGAGCCATTACGGACACAGCAAGACGAAGAAGAAAAAGAAGCCGATGAACAAGCGGAAGCGAACGACTAAAAGATAACCGCCAGCTATTGACATCCCTGTGAAGCTGGTATAATGCCCCCACTCGAAAGAGGTTCGTACATGAGCGAAGAAGTCATGGTTGAAAGCACTGAAACTGAACCAGTGCAGGATATGGAAGTTCAGGAAAGCAAGACGTTTACCCAAGAGGAGCTTGATCGCATTGTTGCTGATCGAATCCAGAGGGAGAGGCGTAAGCTAGACAAGAAGCTAGAAGGTATCGACATCGAGGAAGCTCGCCAACTCATGCTTGAGCGTGAACAGGCGCAGATTGAACGCCAAAAGGAAAAAGGCGAGTTCGAGCAGGTACTGAAGCAGACTGTCGAAAAGAAGGATCTAGAGCTTGCCGCTATGCGGATGGCGTTAGAAACCACCAAGATAGACGGTGCGTTACTGACGGCAGCTAGCAAGCACAACGCTGTAGACTCTCAACAGGTATCGCAGTTGCTGCGTAATCGTGTAAAACTCTCCGACGATGGTTCGGTTGAAGTCTTAGACGATAACGGCGCGGTCAGATACAACGACAAAGCCGACCCCCTCTCAGTTGATGAGTTGGTGGGTGACTTTCTTACGGCTAACCCGCATTTTGTCAGAGCCTCCCAAGGTGGCGCTGGCACACAGGGAATGGCTGGTGGCTCCACGCAGAAGCCTATATCTGTGGCTGACATGGTAGAAAACTGGAACGACGGAGGGCGAGAAGCCTTTCATGCGTTAAAGAAGAAAGCCAAATAAACCACTTTTGATATAGGACTACTAATATGGCTGCTACAACTAGCACAACCCTTGACGACCTGTTTGCGAATATCATCGCTCAGGCACGATTCACCGCTGAAGAAGAATCCCTAATGATGGGATTGGTGACTCAGTACAACATCGGCGACGAAGCCGGCAAGACGATTCAGGTGCCAAAGTACCCTGCAATCACTGCCGCTGACCTAACCGAAGGCACCGACCTGACCAGCACGACTGTTTCTACTTCCTCTGTTGACATCACTGTTGGTGAAGTTGGCGCACAGGTAGTATTGACCGATCTGGCTGCCATGGGTGCTGGCAACCCTGCTGAAGAGTTGGGTACGGTACTGGGTAACGCTATCGCCACTAAGATGGACGCAGACCTGATCGCTTTGTTCGATGGGTTCAGCACGTCCTTCGGCGCTGCCGCTCAAGAGATCACTGTAGCTGATCTGTTTAAGGCTGCTGCTACCTTGCGTAACAACAAGGCACAAGGCGACATCTTCGCGGTTGTTAACCCTTTCCAAGCGTACCAACTGAAAGCCAACCTAACCAATACCTTCGCTAACCCCAACGGTGGTGACGCGCAGAACACGGCTATGGTTAACGCTTACGTTGGAACCATCGCTGGAATCGACATCTACGAGTCATCCAATGTGACTGTAGACGGTTCTGGTGACGCGAAAGGCGCTGTCTTCTCACGCGAAGCCTTGGCTATCGCTATGAAGCGTGACTTCCAGATCGAAGCACAACGAGACGCATCCCTACGGGCCTTCGAGCTTAACGCTACCGCCATCTACGGTGTGGGCGAGCTTGACGACACCTACGGCTGCGAGATGTTGTTCGACGCTAGCATCTAGAGCGTTTGGATGGCCCTGCCCCTATCTCTCCTTTGGGGTGGGGCCGTCCCTTTTTTGGAGGTTCTATTGGCTATTACTTACCGAGGCGAGCGGTTCGAGGGTTACAACAAACCCAAGCGCACACCTAAGCACCCAGAGAAAAGCCACGCAGTATTGGCAAAGGAAGGCGACAAGGTTCGTCTGATCCGCTTTGGGCTACAAGGCGCAGAGAATAAGCCCCCTCGCAAGGGTGAGAGTGAGGCAGACAAAGCCAAGCGTAGATCGTTCAAGGCTAGGTTCGCCAAGCAGATAGCAGCAGGACGCAAAGACAAAACAGCATCAGCGGCCTATTGGTCAGATTTGGTCAAATGGTAGGGGCATAACATGGCATTTTCTCAAGACTCCGATCTGGTAGCCCTTGTCCCTGACATCTTGGACTTCGGCATCACATCCTTTGCGACTGAACACGCGAAAGCGCAAACAGATTTAACCCGTACCATCCGAAACGAGTGGTGGTACAAGAAGCAGATTCCAGGGGAAATGAACCCCGCTTATCTGACAGATTCCCAGTGGACTCGATGCAATGCCTACTTGGTGTTATGGAAATTCGCCCTCCCCCAGCTAACCAACTGGGTTCAAGATGACCGCTTTCTGAACATGATTAACTTTTATCAGCAGCGCTACCAAGAAGAACTGGTGGCGGTATTTGCTGACGGTGTTGAGTATGACGACGACGCAAGCGGCACCATTGAAGATGATGAGAAAGGTATCGTCGCTTATGGGCGACTGACACGATGACGCAGGGACTACCCGTAGAAGTTGAGCTTCCAAAGAATATCAATCAGATACTCAAGGAAGAGAAGAACAACGTCCAGAAGGGCGTCAATCGCGCTATAGGGCGCACAGCTTCACTGGGCAAGCAGATCATCCTGCGCAGAACGAAGTCCGGAGAGGGCTTCAATGGCCCCCTTAAAGGTTATTCTGGTGGGTATATCAAATTCCTACAGAAAAAGGGCTACCCAGATGACCCTGTGGATCTGTTCGCAACAGGCCAGATGCTTGGGTCTATGCAGGTTGAGCAATTGAATCGAAGGACAGCGCGCATCTACTTCTCAAATCAAGAAGCATCTAAGAAGGCCGCGTTTAATAACCAAACCCGTCCTTTCTTCGGTTTTAACGATAAAGAAGAGGAGCGTCTAGGTAGGTTCTTCCGCAAGGAGTTCAACCGATGAGCGTGAGAGAGAACATTGCGGGTAATTTGGTCACGGCGTTACAAGCGGTGACAACTCCCGTGGCTATCAAGTTCGTGACCCGCGAGCCGTTTGATTTTGACAAGTTAAGCAACGCGCAATACCCAGCGGTGCTAGTCAGAACCACAAACGAAAACAGGGAAGATGGAACCGTGGGCGGGAGCATGACCCAGCGGTTCGGCACGATTGATTACCAACTTGTCTGCTATGTAAAAGGGACGGGTTTGGACGAAGCAAGAAACAACATCGTCGAGGCTATAGAAGAAAAGCTAGACGAAGACAGATCGCGTGGGGGCTATGCAATCGACACACAGATTGTCAGCGTAGAAACCGACGACGGCAGCATTACCCCCATCGGTGGGGTGATTTTAACGGTACGCATTGAGTACCAGTACACTCGTGGAACAACCTAAAGGGGTTTAATCATGGCAACGACTAAAGGCTCAAGCGGCGTAGTCAAATTGGCGGTAAGTGGCGGCAGTGTCGCTGCTATGGGTGAAGTCCGTAGCTTCACGCTCTCAGAATCAGCAGACACAATCGAAGACAGCGTTATGGGCGATACCGCTCGCACCTACGTTTCTTCTTTGACTTCTGCGACTCTATCAATGGACGTTTACTGGGACGATGCTGACACTGTCCAGCTAGTAATGGACTCAGGCGCTGGGCTTGATTGGGAGCTTTACCCAACAGGAACCGGCACTGGCGAGAAGTATTACAGCGGCGGTGGCGTATTAACTAGCAAGGAAATCACAGCATCCTTTGATGGTATGGTTGAAGGCAGCTTCGAGCTACAAGTCTCTGGAGCGGTCACTGAAGCCACTGCATAAAGGAATCCCAAATGGGTTTAGCTAAAGATTTACGAAATAGAAGACAAGTGAATGCTCGAAAAATCGAGGTTGCGGCATGGGCTGATCCAGATGGACAGCCCTTTGCCATGTATTGCTTCCCGATAACTTGCTACGACATCAACCAGCTTCAAAAGAAGCATCCTAAGTTTATGGAAAACACGACGATGGCGGCAATGATCGACCTCATCGTTATGAAAGCCAGCGACGAAGAAGGCAATAGGTTATTCACCGCTGCCGAGGACAAGACTGACTTAATGGGCGAGGAAACAGGCGTCATCTCCAGTATTGCTGAACAGATGTTCGCAGAAATCGAATCCATAGAGGATCAGGAAAAAAACTGATTGCCGATTCGTTGAGGTTGAACCTCATAGCCTTGGCGGATCGGCTACATATGACAATCGGCGAAGCCGAGCAGATGCCCCTCTCTGAATTCAATGAATGGGTGGCGTACTTCAAGATAATGAGTGAGAGGCAAGAAGATGGCTAACCAGCAAGTCAACATCGTCATCAGGGCGCTAGACAAGACCAAAAAAGGTTTTGGATCTGCTACCAAAGGGTTGAGATCACTTGCTGGCTCGGTCTTGAATATGAAGACCGCAATTGTCGGCGCTGTCGGTGCTGGCGGTTTCGGTGCTTTGATTCAGTCATCTATCAACGCTGGCGATGAGTTGGCAAAGACTGCTGACAAGTTAGGCGTAACCACTGAGGCTTTGGCTGGTTTGCGTCACGCAGCAGAGCTTACAGGCGTCTCTACAGGCACGATGGACATGGCAATGCAACGCTTCACTAGACGCGCTGCGGAGGCCGCTAAGGGCACTGGAGAGGCTAAGGGCGCACTGCGTGAGCTTGGCATCGACGCAGAGTCTATTGTTCGCCTCCCCCTCGATGAACAGATGAACGTGGTAGCTGACGCTATGGCTGGCGTGGAAAGCCAATCAGACAAAGTGCGTCTCGCCATGAAACTGTTTGACTCTGAGGGTGTGGCCCTAGTCAACACTCTGGGGGGTGGGGCTGACGCTCTCAAGGCTATGACATCAGAAGCCGAGCATCTGGGTCTCACGCTATCCCGTACAGATACCGCGCAGATGGAAGCTGCAAACGACGCCATAACTCGATTGAAGGGCGTCTTTGAGGGCTTGACTAACCAGCTGGGGGTGGCGTTCTCGCCTATTATAACCTTCGTTGCTGATGCTTTTAGGCAGGCTGCCTTGGACTCTGCTGGGTTCGGTAATATCGGGCAAAGGGTTGCCGGAGCGATAGTCAAAGCCTTTGGCGTTGTTCGCAACATTATGCATGGCGTCGAGATAGCATTTAAGACGGCGCAACTGTCTGTGATGGAGATGGCAAACGCTATCGGCGGCAAGCTGATTCCACCATTGCAGGCTTTTATCGACATATACAACAAGATCGCCGCTTTCCTTGGGATGCCTCTTATATCTGAGAGTGCGGCTCAAATTATGGGGAATCTGCCTCAAGATATCGCCGTTCTAGCTAAAGAGTTAGAGGTTCTAAAGGCTAGCAACCCAGGCTTAGAGTTATCTACTAGCATGGAAGCATTCATTGTCGCCAACCGCGAAGCGGCTGAGTCGATAGCTGAAATTCAAAACGCTGCGACTGGGTTGGGCGCTGGCGATTCGGCGACGCCGACTATAGCAGACCGCTTAAATGAAAGTTTTGAGAAACTGCAAAACAACCTGCCAACCGTCCAACAACAATTGGATGATTTAGCAGGTAAGACTATGAAGAACATGTCTGATGGACTGATGGGTGTGGTCAAAGGCACAACTTCACTCAAAGAAGCATTCAAGAAGATGGCGTTGGATATGATCGCGCAGATGATCCAAATGTTTATCATCGACAAGATTACTGGTGGTTTTTTGTCTTTTGCCAAAGGCTTAACGGGAAAGGCCATCGGCGGCCCTGTTCAGTCTGGTCAGCCATACATGGTTGGAGAGCGTGGGCCTGAGATGTTCGTGCCCAATCAGTCTGGCTCAATAGTTCCAAACAAGAAGATGGGCGGCGGTGTGACCGTTATCAACAACGTAGACGCTAGAGGATCAGGCGCTGACGTAGACCAAAAGATCAAAAGCGCTATGTCCCAGACCAGTCAGCAGACTATAATGACCATTCAAGATCTCATGAGAAGGGGTAGATTTGCCTAATGACTACTTTTACCTTCCCAAGTATCACCCCAACGACCAACACGTTTGAGCTTGTTTCTAACACTCGCACGTTCCAGTCACCCTTGACTAATGCTGTCCAGACTACATCTCGTAAAGGTTCGCTTTGGCGAGCCAGTTTGCAGTTTAGAAACCTATCAGGCGATGACCGCCAAGAGATGCAGGCTTTTCTGGTTAAGCTAAACGGGCAGCAGCATCGGTTTACCTTGCACGACCATTCTTTTACTAGAAGGGGTGCGGGTGGCGGTACGCTGGTTGTGAACGGTGGTAGCCAATCGGGTACCAGTCTGGTCTGTGATGGCGCGACGGCTAACGTCTCCAACTACCTGCGAGCAGGCGATTACATCTCTTTTGGGAATGAGCTTCACATGGTCGTGGCAGATGCTAATAGCGATGCTGGTGGGAACGTAACTTTGTCAATCGCTCCCCCCATTCGCAAGACGCCAGCAGATGACACAATAATTGCTTACACCTCGCCAGTAAGTGGGGTGTTTATGTTGGCAGGCCCAGCATCTTGGGATACCCAAGTGGATATAACGTCTACGTTCAACATCGAAGCGGTGGAGGATGTTCTGGCATGAGTAGAGGCTTTCCATCCAATGTCCTTACTGCCCTATCTGCGCAGCATGTCGCGCTGGTTACGTTTGCCAAATTGGAGTTCCCCAGCGGGAATTTGTACCTGCATAACTCAATCGGCACCTATACTTGGGGCGGTGAGGACTGGCTAGGCACTGGTGATCTGGGAGAGATTAGCGAGATTGAAGAAGGCGCTGATGTTAGCCCTTACAAAATCACTCTCTCCCTTAGTGGATTAGACCCAGACATATCTGCCGCCGCTTTGACTGAGGACTATTACCTTCAGCCTGTCACAGTTTACCTTGGCGTTTTAGATGCTAGTGATGACTTGATTGCTGATCCCACGGTGGTGTGGGAAGGCGCTATGGATCAGATGACCGTGTCGGTAGGAGCGGAGAGTGGAGACGTGATCTCGCTAACCGCTGAGTCAGAGCTTGCCAGATTCAACAAAGCATCCAATCTGAAATACACCAACGCTCAGTTGCAGAAGGACTTTGCTGGCGATTTAGGCTTTGACCTAATGGCTGACATTGACGGGGCAAAGCTGAGATGGGGCGATGCCGCGTCTAACGCGATCATCGGAACGCCTAGACCTGGCACCTTCACGCCATTCGACCCAAACAACATCGACCCCAGCGATTTCGGCAACAACTTTAGATTTTGATGAAAGTTCACAACGCACTAAACAAGTGGAAGCGCCGAGAGTTTAGCTATGGCGATGCTGACTGCTGCCAGTTTGCGGCTTTCATTGTCAAAGAGCTAACCGGCAAGGATTACTCTGAGCAGTTCAAGTATGAGTCAGAGGCGCAGGCTGAAGTTTTAGTCGGGCGAGAGGGTGAGCTTGTGGATTTCATTGGCAGCATTTTGGGTGATGTCAGTTCTGACATAAAAGACGGCGACCCTTGCATTGTTGACGTGCCGGTAGTTGGTCAAATTTGTGGAATCAAGCTATCAGACAAGGTGGTTTGTTTAACGGAGAAAGGCATGGCGCGGATTCCAGACAGATACTTGATTGCAGGATGGAGCGTCTAGAATGCCAGCAGCACCAATTATAGGATTTATAGGAGGAGCTTTAACGGCTGTTGGGACAGCGGTTACGCTCGGCGTTGCTACCGGCGGCATTGCTTTGGCGATTGGCGCTGTCACGGTTGTTGGCGGCGCTGTTGCTTTGCGCGGGTTAGTTCCTGATCTATCAATACCGCAAGCAGATAACGACAAGACTAGACAGCAGACAGTCAAAGGAACGATTGAAAGCCAGAAGATGGTCTATGGCGAGGCTCTGGTATCTGGGCCTATCTTCTTCGTTGGTTTGGGTGGGACTGAGAACAAAGACCTGTATCACGCCATCGCTCTCACTGGGCATGAAGTAGAGGACATCACAGACGTTCACTTCGACCTAGAGGTTATAACGGACGCCCAGATTACCGGCACCAACGTAACCGCTGGAACCTACGGACCAACATCTGATGATCCATTAGTCACCATAACCCAGATTAATCGACGGCTAGGAGCAAGCGACCAGACCTATGATACGTTGCTCCAGACCTTTGTGGGTGCAAACTGGAGCACCGCCCACAGGACTCGTGGAATTGCCACGATCTCAACTAAGTGGACGCTGACCGACTCATCCCAGCAATTGTGGGATAGGAAGAAGCCACAGAACATCAAAGCCTTGGTCAAAGGCAAAAAAGACATTTACGACCCTCGACTAGATACGAGTGCGGGGGCCAATCCTACTAATGCAACCTATCAGCAGTGGTCGGACAATCCCGCTCTGTGTGTGGCTAATTACCTGACAGATACCAAGTTTGGTTTGTCCATCCCAGTTAGCAAGATTGATTGGGCTGCGGTAGAGACTGCGGCGGATGCTTGTGATGTCACGGTAACAGTGCCCAACTCAGGGACTCAAAAGCGGTTCACTGCGAATGGTGTTTTGTTCGCAACAGACACTCACAGAGCGAACATCAACAAGCTGCTATCTTCAATGAACGGCAGCCTTGTTTACTCAAACGGCATTTACACCATAAGGGCAGGTATCTATGAAGCCCCCACTGAAAGCCTCACGGAAGATGACCTTGCAGGCCCAATCACGGTTAATACTTCGGTGGAACGCGGTGCGCGTTTTAATACAGTCCGCCCGATTTTTATTGATCCCGCCCAGCACCACAAATCTGTCGAAGCGCCAGCGGTATCTATTACAGCGGCAGTTAGCCGAGATAACGACGAGGTTCTCACCAAAGACATAGAGCTACCGTTTACCAATAGCTCGTTCATGGCTCAGAGGATCGCGCACAAACAAGTTCAGATGACAGACCAGCAAAAGGTGCTGACATTCCCTGCCAACCTCACAGGGCTGCGAATTGATGTTGGGGACAGAGTGTCGGTTACTGTTGAGGAACTGAACTACAGCAACAAGGTGTTCAGATGCGCTAGTTGGTCGTTCTCTGATACCCAGGATGGGGTGGTTAACCTCACTCTGCTGGAGGATGACGCTGGGTCATACGCAGACCCCACAGCAGGCGAATACAGCACCATCGAAGCAACTGGCGTTATCACTGAGGCATTCCGTGGAGTACCTGACCCACAGAACCTATCGGCTACGGCGGGTCTAAAGAACATCGAGCTAAACTGGACTAACCCAGCAAACTCGAAGCTCTTTCAGACCATCGCTATCTACGCCTCTGCGGATTCTTCATGGGCCAATAGTCAGGTGATTGGTGAGACTCGTGGCACCCAGTTTATCCATGACGCATCGAACGCCACCGACCCACTAGCCGTAGGCGACACCCGATACTATTGGGTGCGTGCTTTGGCTTATGGTGGCGGCAGTGACGATCCCTTTGTTCGCTCAGACCGAAACCCAGATAACGACACCTCCAACATCGTCGCCACGGTGGGGCCAAACAATCCAGACTATTCCGACATTGTTGACGATACGCCAGCGCAAGGGCCACCAACGGCTCTCACCCTCACAGAAACCACTGTATTGGGCAAT